GCCGGGTATGGTCCGAAACGGAAGCAGCCCGCGCCCATGTGGAATGAGCGCACCCGCAAAAGCTTGATCAAGCACCTTGCCGAAATGAGCCAGCGCAAAGCCGCCCAACTTGCCGGGGTTAGCCCAACCCTGCTGCAAAAATGGCTTGAAAAGGGCAAGATTGACGCCGAAGCCGGAGAGCAAAGCGAATACGCCCACTTTTATTTAGAAGTGGAGATCAGCCGCGCCAAACGGGAGCAGGTATTAAGGGCAGCCCACCACAAGCACACGCAGGATCGGATCGTTACGGAGACGAGAAAAACCTATCGATATGATGAAGATGGCAACCGCGAGGCAGTGCTTGAGATTGAAACCAGACGCATGATCCCCGCCTCAGAACGGGCGATCTTACAAGAATTGAAGTGGATTAACCCGGAAGATTACCAAGACGCCAGCGACGCCCCGCCGGGCGATATTCAGATCAAGATCGGTTTTGATGATGATTCAGATTCAGATCAACCCGAAGATATTTAATGATGTTTATATACCGTTCATTGAAAACACCACAAGGCAAGAGATATTTTACGGCGGAGCCGGATCGGGTAAATCTGTTTTTGTAGCACAGCGCCTGATATATCGCCATTTATGCGATGCCGGGCGAAATACCTTGATCTTGCGGAAAGTTGCCCGAACCAACCGCCACAGCACTTTTGCCCTGGTGAAACGATTGATCGAGCAGTGGCAATGCAGCCCGATTTTTAAGATCAAAGAGTCAACGCTTGAGATCACCAACCGGATCAACGGGAATCAGATGGTTTTTGCCGGGTTGGATGATCGGGAAAAGCTTAAAAGTATCACGTTTGATCGGGGAGACTTGACCGACGTTTGGATTGAGGAAGCGTCAGAAATAGGTCAGGAGGATTTTGAGCAAGTCAATTTACGCTTGCGGGGGATCAGCCCCATCAAGAAGCAAATAACCTTAAGTTTTAACCCGATCAGCCACTTGCACTGGCTTAAAAAATATTTTTTTGACGAGCCAAAGCCCGACACGGCGATCCTAAAAACAACATATCTTGATAACAAGTTCATTGATGAAGATTACAAGAAAACCTTGCAGCGCCTGAAAGACACCGATCACGCCTATTTTATGATCTATGCCTTGGGCGAGTGGGGAGTGATCGGGAAGCTAATCATAACCAATTGGCGCAGCCAGAAGATCGACACCGACCCCGCCGCCTATGATGAAATATTGCGGGGGCTTGATTTTGGCTTTAACCACCCCGCCGCATATGTAGAGATCGGCATCAAGCGCAGTGAGCCGGAAAACTTGTATTTTATCAGGGATTACCTCAGAACCGGACGCACCAACACGGAGTTGATCGCGGATTTGAAACCCTTGATCCATTATGCCCGATGTTTTGCGGACAGCGCCGAACCGGATCGAATCAGGGAGTTCCAGAAAGCCGGATGCACCAACTTGCAGCCCGTGAGCAAAACCAAAGGCAACAATCAGGTTGGATTTGTCAAAAGTGGAGTTGATTTTTTAAGAAGTAAAAATCTAATATGTGATCCAAGTTGCCAAGACACGATCAACCAGTGGCAATTGTGGAAATATAAACAAGATCAAGACGGGAACTACATTGACGAGCCTGTTAATCTTAAAGATGATTTAGCCGCCGCCGCCCGTTATGCCGTAAGTGAAAAAGCCCGGCATTTTGCCCCAATCAGGAGCTTTAATTAAATGATTTACGATGAAACCGCCCGAATCATAGCGCAACTTGAAAACCAAGCCTACAGCCTTGACGGGGTTATTCTTGCCGATATTATCCGCGATCATGCCGCCGAGAAGGCAAACTTGACTAAATTTTGGCAGCGATACACGCAGGAAGTTAAGCCCATCGACAGCTTGCCGGAGGTACCAAACCGCCCGAACACGAAATTATCAACGGCATGGGATTACTACATTGTCAACGTTTTTGTGGGGTATAGGGGCAAGCCGTTAGTGATCCGCATGGATAGCGGAGATCGGCGGATCGACTTGGATATGATCGACGAGTTCAGAACCCGCGCCGACTTCGATCAGTTTCTGACCGAAATGCGAACCAACGCCGGGGCAATGGGGAAAGCCGCCGCCCTGATGTTTTTGGATGATGAGGGAGAGAATTTGATCGCCATCGATCCGCGAGAGGTCATAGTCATAGAAAACGCCGACACCGCCAAGCCGGAGCTTGCGATCCGCTACTATGAGCTTGCCGACGCCCAAACCGGAAAAATATATACCCGCGCCATTGAATACACCCCCGCCGCGATCCGCTTTTGGCGGAGCGATGATCAGCGCGATTTTTATATTGATGATAGCAAACCGGAATTGATCAACGTTTTTGCCCCGACGATCCCCCTATTCCTTTGGAAAAACAACGAACTAGCCACCCCTGATTTTTACCAATCGATTGAATCAATTGACGCCATCGAAGTGCTAAACAGCAGCCTACAAGATGCCGTCAAAATGTACAAACGTCTAATTTTAGTGCTTATAGGTAGTTACCTTGATAAGAACGATCCCAACTATCAGAGCTTCTTAAATGATTATGTATTGAACCTAACCGACCCCGGCGCAGACGCTAAATTTTTAAGCCCGACCGTTGAGACTTTTGCCGATCACTATGATCGATTAGTTCAGGATATACGCCGCCCCGCCGCCGTGCCAGATATGGTATCAGAAGCATTCAGACAAGACACCAGCGGAGAGGCTAAAAAGTGGGAACTATTGATCACCGAGTGGGCAGCCGCCAAGAAAGACGCACAGGAGCGCCGCTATTTACGGCGGATTTTTGCCGGTCTTTTTGATTATTGGCGCACAATTAAAAAGGCAGATATTGACCCCTACTCACTAGAGTTTGTCTTTAGCCGTGCCTTGCCGGTTGAATTGACCAACGACGCCAAAATCTTGTCAGAGATGTTTGGCAAATTGCCGTTATCCGTAATTTATGGCTTTATGTCAGGGATTGATCGCCCCGATGAAATAATCCGAAAATTTAACGAAGAAATCCAAAACAACCCCCAACTCTACACGATGTTGATCGGAACGACGCCACAACAGGGCGCCGGAACGGCAGCACCAACACAGGGAGCCACACCAGATGCAGGATCAAACCAGTAGCACCCCGCCGGATGAAACAACCGACCCCCGCGAGACGGTAAAAACCTATCTTGCCAGTGAGGAAGGCAAAAAACTGATGATGGAATTGATCGACGACGACACGATCAAGCACATGATCGACGCCAAGCCAAGCCTAAAAGATAGCCTAATCGGCAAAGGTATTGAAACCTTCAAAACCAAGACTATGCCGAATTTGATTGACGAAGCCGTGAAACGGGAGAAAATGACCCTTGAGGAGCGGATCGCGCTTTTGGAGACTGAAAAGGAACAGGAGCGGATCAGCCGGATCAAGTTGGAAATAGCCGGAGGCAACAAAAAGATCGCCGGACTTTTGCAGGGCAGCACGGAAGAAGAGATCACCGCCTACTATCAAAACTTGCAGGAGATGATCGCGGAACAAGCCGCCCAACAGGACGCCGAGCGGATCGAAAGCTTCAAAAAGGCGGGCAAAACCGAGCCGGAAGGCAAAAAGAAAAGCGAAGGCATCAGCCTTGCCGAATTTGAAAAGATGAACAGCACCGAGCGAACTAAGCTTTTTGAGAGCCACCCCGATCAATACAATCGATTGAAAGATGCCCTCATAAAGCGTAAGCGCGGATATTAACCCTTTTATAGAAAGGAGCCATAGACAATGGCATCGACCAAATTATCAAATATTATTAACCCATCGATCTTTTTAGATTATATGATGGAGATGCAGGCAGAACGGAGCACGATCTTGCGATCCCGCATGGTCCAGCGATCCCCGATTTTTGACGCCCTTGCCGCCGGAAAAAGTACGGTTTTTAACCTGCCATTTTTCCAAAATTTAAGCGGAGACGCGGAAGCCATCGACGAAGCCGATACATTGACGATCAACAATATCACGGCAACCAAGCAGATCGCTTGCCGGTTGTACCGGGGCAAAGCATGGGGCGCCACCGATTTTGCCGCCATCGCCGCGGGTGAGGATATTATGCGGGCGATTGCAATGAAGGCGGTTGATTTTTGGGAGCAGGATTTACAAAACGCATTGACCAGCACGATCAAGGGCATTTTAGCCGATAACGTTGCCAACGACAGCAGCGATCTGGTTTATAATATCGCCAGCGAAGATGGCAACAACGCCACGGCGGGCAACAAATTCAGCGCCAGCGCATTGATCACCGCGGAGGATTTACTTGGCGATGCACAGGCAAAATTAGCGGTTTTGATGATGCACAGCGTGGTGTATTCGGTTTTGAAATCTGCCAACTTGATCGACTTTATCCGCGAGAGCGACAACACGCCGCCCCGCGCCCAATATCGGGGATATGATTTGATCGTTAATGATAACGTGACGAAAGTAGCAGGATCGACGAGCGGGTATAAGTACTACACTTATCTTGTGGCGCAGGGCGCCATTGCCTATGGAGAGGCAACCGGCGATTATTCCGTTGAAGTTGATCGGGATTCTCTTGCCGGAGGCGGCACGGATATTTTAGTGACCCGCAAAAATGTGATCATTCATCCCAACGGCTTTTCGTTCCAGAGCGACACGATCAGCGAAAGCACCCCGACCAACGCGAATTTGGCACTTGCCGCCAACTGGGATCGGGTTTATGAAAAGAAGAACACCGGGATCGTAACCTTGATCAGCAACTAAAAAAGGTGATAGGATGAGCCTTACCGGACACAATTACCGCCGCAATTTAATCAGGATCGAAGCACCGGAACCGGATCGCACCGCCCCCCCTTCCGATACGGCGACGGACTTCGATCTTGATTATGAGAGCATGACTGTTAGACAGTTAAAATATATTGCCTACCAAAGCAAAATTGATCACCCCGTAAACATCAAAAAAGCGGACTTGATCGAGCTTATCAAGGCAGGGAGCGCGTAAAATGGCTTTAAGCGATGTAGTTAAATCAATTGTCAACCTTGATTCGGATTCGGAATCTTTATTGACGGACACCAGCTTGCTTTTGATGGCAAAGCAGAAGATGATTGAGATTATCAAGGACGATTACCGCGACATCTATAAGCGGACGATCACAATTGAGAGCGTTAGCGACGGGGGAGATTATGCCCTATTTTACGCCCCGGATCATGGATTAGGGGCAGAGCGCACCAAAAACGCCACCTTGACCGGATTCATATCGATCACCGCCTATAATGTTACGGAATACCGCGTTGCCAAAATTTCTGATGATCTTTTCAGATTGAGAACACAATACGGATCGGACAATTGGCTTGCCTATGGAGGGGATGATAGCGGCACGGCAAAAAGCCCGTACATAAGCCAGTATGAGCTTGCGGAGGCATATTTTTTAGCCGGATTGATGGCGCCCCGGCAAAAACGGCTTGAAATGGGGATCGGCAACTATGATGCCCGCAATTTTGGGCAGGGGCAGCTAAGAGAACCCAGCCCGACCCAAGCCAAAGATTTTGAAATGTATTTTACCGCCCACGCCCGCACCATTTTGCGGGGGTTGGGTTATTCCTATGGATTATCAATTTAAGGAGACAGCACCAATGCGAAAAATCAGCATGATTATGCTTTTGCTACTTTTGGCAGTGGGGATCGGCTTTTGGATGAACACGGAAGCCACCGAAACCGCCGGAGTTTTGAAAGGCACGACCGCGATCACCGATCAAACGTTATCCGCAGGCACCGCTTATTTTCCAAGCAGCAGCGGAACGCGGATCGCTGATGGTTTTCATTATTTAACGTTTGAATACACCCGCACCAACGGAGCGGGCGCCGATACGGTGACGGTCCAGCCACAAGCGACGTTTGGCAATTCAACCACGTTCAGGGATGTTGGCAGCGCCGTTACTTTAGGCAGTTCAGACGGTATTTTTTTGGCAACGATTGACAGCGTACATTATCCCACGATGAAAACATTTAGATTTGAAGTGGTTACAAAATTGAATAGCACGGCGGACACGTTAGATGCAACGGGCGCAGTTTGGAAAGTTTACACCCCGATTGCTAGCGATCCGAAGTAGTTTTAGTAAGTACCTATAAGTCACCAATTGAGAAGTCAGAGCCGAAAAAATGACCGGATTTTTTGATGATACCAAGCAGGCGATCCGAAAGACGACCGCCGATCTTGTGGCTGAATTGATGAAAAATCAGATAGAGGATTTACGGGAGCGCACGGCAAAGGGGCAAGATGTGAACTATCTTGAATTTGCCGATTATAGCCCCCGTTATGCCGCCGACAAGCTGAGAATGATCGGGAGCAATAGCCCCGTTAATTTATGGCTTTATGGAGACATGATCCCCAACTATCAGATCACCCGCATTTTTGCCCGTTTTGACGGGGCAGAAGTGATCGCCGGATTTACGGATCAGGCGGAAGCGTGGAAAGCCTATCAGCATGATTATGGAGTCAATCAAAAACAACGGGAATTTATCGGCATAACCGAACCCGAAGCCGACCGCCGCGCCCAAGAGGCACAAGCGTATCTTGATAAGATGTGGAGATCGTAAAACATGACCCCCTTAACCCCCGCCCAAATCCGGGCAAGAGTACAGGCAATCATAACCGGCTTATTTAGCGGCACGATCACGCAGGTTGTAGACAACGGCGACGGAACCCAAACTTTAACCTTGACCCACAGCGCCCGCAGCGCCGATCAAACGCCGGAGAGCCAAGCCGGGCATAAATTAAAAGCGGGTTATCCCTTCATTATCTATGATGATGATAACCCGCTATCAGCAAACAATATCTGGCAGACGCACACGGTTGACAGTATCGACGGGAACACAATCACGATCACCAGCGACGAGACGATCACGACCGATTATCTCTATAAAGTATTAACCCCGCACTTTACCTTGATCAACACGCAGCGATATCGGAACTTGAAGGACCTACCGAGCCAGATCAAGTCTGATTTTCCCGTATCCATTGCCATGGTATCAGGGCGAGAGAGCGAACCGACCGCCAGTTATGGCATCGGCGGGGATTATATCGTTATGCTGAGGATCGCGCAAACCTTTGATCGAATGGCAGGCAGTGAGGAAGATACCGTTGATTTTTTATGGTCTTTATGGAGTCAGATCATTTGTGAGTTACCCCTTTTAGCCGTACGGGAAGAAGCACGGATCGACTTTCACACGTTCCCACAGCCGGGCGCCTATTTAGCCTTCAAATTTATTGGCAATTTTGTATAACCCCCTTGCATAAGGAGATCACCCAATGGCAGCAAATGTCAATGTTCAATTGAAAAAAATTATTGTCCGTGCCATGAAATACGACGGGTACGGAGTACCCAAGCAGGTAACAACGGGCAACTGCACCAGCCCCGCCGCCACCGAAACAGAATTTGATACTCAATTTACAGATGCAGATGTTGTAGAATTGACCGCGAATTTTGAATATCAGGCGGAGTGGGCACAAGACCCGCAACGCACCGCCACGCCGGAATATATCGCCGCCGATGCCGAAGTGACAATCACGATTTTAGCCCGTGGATTGGCAACCGCCACCGCCGCCGCCATTATGGCTGCTTTTGATGGAGACGGGACGCAATACGCCTTGACCGCCATCGGATACGGCGGGGCAGAAGTGTTTTATAATGTTTCAGGAGTTGCCCGCCCGGCGAGTCAAGGCGGGACGCCCTACGGAATTACGATTGAATGCAAAGCCTACGGCGACAGCCCCGCGGACATCTACGATTTTGTGACCTATTAAGCCTAACCAATAGGAGGGCTTGAAATATGGCAGGCAATAAAGTTGCAGATATTAGGGTATATCTAGACACCGAAAGCGGAACGCCCTATGAATACACGACATGGGCAGATTTATTAACGGAATTATCATCAAGTTATATCGAAATTCCGTTAGTGGAATCGAATAGCGGATACACAATCGAAGGGGCAGAGCTAACGAGAACCGCCAAACGGCAGCATATCAAGAGCAGCCCCTACGAAGTGATGATCGAGATTGGCGATCTGATGTATGATGAAGGGTATTATGATTTAATTCAAAATACCTATTGCGCCAGCCCCGCCCGCGTGGTTTTTGTGGATTATTCCCACTTGCGGGCAGCGTTTGTTTATGGAGTGACGTTATACTGTGATCCCGTAATGCAGGCGCAGGAGTTGGGCAAATTTCGCGTACATGGGATCATGCCGCTTAATTCATTGATTGACGATTTTGATCGGTTTGTGGAGATTGATTTTGACACCGAATTTGGGATCGGGATCGGATATTCAGAACGGGCAGCCTTGATCACCAAAGGGCAAACCCTTGCCAACCCCGTGACTTTGTGGACAAATGCAGGCTACGCCCCGGCAATAGAAGGCGGAAGCGGCGCCGAGCCTGCATTAACCACCGATATTTTCGGATCGAGCGCCTATGATGGAGTGACATTTAACGGATCGAAGTACATGACCTTTAATGATGTGCGCCAGTTTAACGGGTTAAAAGATGAATTTACGATCATTGCCTTTATCCGCCGATCTATGCTAGCCACGGGGCTGCAAAACCGCCCGATCTTTAGCATAGAATCGACGGAGGCAGACAATTTGATCCAGCTCAGTGCCTATGATGTAGCAGCCGGAAACCCTTATTTTCAAATATCGGTTGATGATGGCACCAACTCAAAAACCGTGCAAAAATCCGTAACAGTGGCAGGAGTTACAAAATATTTTGTAAGTGCTATTTTTAAGGGCAGCGCCGCCGCCAGCAGCCGCTTGCGGTTGTTTGTTGACGGGGTTGAAGATTCAGATACCAACAATTGCGACGTGACGAGCTTTAAGGGAAAAAGCACCGCCGCCGCGTTGATCGGTTTGGATTCCCTTAATACAAAATATTTTATTGGTGATGTTTTTAGCGTGATGTTTATCAAAAAAGCGTTAGACGCCACCACCCTTGCCGCGATAGAATCAGAGATTTATAACTACTTCTAAACCCGAACCAGAGGAAAAAAAGCAGATGGAGTTGATCATC